TCCGCACCACTTGGCATCCAGGGAAATCTCGTTATCGCAAAAGCAGCAAACGAGGTGGGAATGGAGAGTGTTGTTCATTTCTAGCCTTTCTTTCTATGCCCTAAGGCTATCATGGGGGTCTGACATTCACCGAATCCAAAATATATACAAATCGGACAGATTTCCTGGGAAAATTCCAAGTCGTCGTAAATTGACATTTTCAGATTTAGCGGGCTGGCCCGCCTTTTCTAATTTGTCAAGTTAGTTTCTTAGATAGACGTACAAAATTGCGGCGATAAAAATAACTGGCAGGCCGAAAAAAATTGCAAATAGGAACGTGAAAAAAAGTTCCATTTCACACCCCCGAAAAATCGCGCAACATCTCCCGAAAATTCTCTAGCGTGATATCGTTCACGCGGCACCCCCTCGCACGATGATCCAGATAAGTGCCTGCGCGGTGCGCGGTGTGATTCCGAATTGCTGCGCGACAGCCACGACAGCCTCCGAAAGTAGCGCATACTGAGACTTATTAGGAGAGTCGGTATCCATGCCAGCCGCACGCATCATCCAAACGTCAATGACGACAGCGTTAGTGTCGCCTGCGATAGCGCGAGCGAATGCGTTAGTCTTCAAGCCGTTCAGCGCATCGAAGCCTGCGACCATCGAAGCCTGAGCCATGCGAAGATTATTGCCCAATCCCTTAGGGGTCTGACCAAGCGAGAATGCGATAGCCTTAGCGACATTAGTGGACCAGCGCTCACGCGGTGAGAATGCTGCGACGATGGATGCGCCTACCTCTAGGGTAGTGTCAAGGTTGCGAGCAACCTCCTCCGCAACCTCCTCCGCGTCACGATACCAGACGGAAGCGGCTTCCATCTGCGCGAGGGTGGCGGTCATGATAAGGCTCTCAAAGCGAGCGGCGTAGGTGGCGAATGCGACTGTGCCCTCAGGGGCGATAACTGTTGTTGTCATGGGATAAACCTATCAGATAGGACCGACATTGGGAAGGGGGAATCAGTCATTTTCGATAACGAAACGATCACGATGCTTAGGCTTGCGAGAATACTTAGCCTTATTCCGATGGGGCGTGGCGATATTACTCCGACGCAATTCCAGGGTACGCTGAATTTCATCACGGGTGCGCTTGCGATTCTTTATCATGGGAAAATCCTAGCACACCCCTCCGACAATTGGAAGAAATTTCGGGGAAAAATAAGTCGCGTCGTAACTTGACAAACTCAAAATTACGGGGCGGCCCGTCTTTCAGGATTTGTCAAGTCTATTTTGAATATTCTCTGCAAGTTTATGTAGAACCCTCTCCATATATTCTATGGCTTGGAAGTCGTCATCATTCTCAGCACATGCCCACATGCGCTTGCATCGTGTGAGCAATTCCTGTATGTCATTCCATTGCATCGTCATATTGATGTCGAATGGACGGCGTTCTACTACTTTGATATTAAGCACCGATCCTCCTAGCAACCGCCGCGCAAAACTCTATGAATGTGGGCTTAGACCCATCTGCCGTGTATCCAAACGAAAAGCAGTCGATCTCATCTCCCCATGTGTTGTAGATGCTGACGGTATGCGATTCGTTCCAGACATACTTTAGACCCGTGCGGGAGTCATGAAGTTCTAGCATTAGTCCACCGCCCGAAAGTTCTCCATGAACTGTGCAAAGTAGATCAGCGGAACATACGGGTACACCTCATGCGAGTAGAGTGCGGCAAACTCTGGCAGAGGCTCAGTAACCCACTCGTCATTCTTGAAGAATGCCAGTTCGACAGAATGCGGGAAGCGTGCGTATGCTCCATCTCCGATTGCAATGGATACCTCGTCTGCCATGGGGTGAGCGATCTTGGCCTTGGCGTTGATGTAGTGCCTATCACCATATGTTTCAGCGCGGGTAATCATTAGAAGCCTCCCTCTATTCCTCCGACAATTGCCATAGCGGTAAGAATACCAGCCACGACAATGAATGACAAGATATGTTGGGCGAATGTTCTCACAATTCCATTCCCATCGACGCTAGACCAGTAATCAGTTCTGCCTGAATGACAGGATCGTTCTTGTCCTCAGGCTTGAGCCACTTTACCATAGCAGACCCGCGAGACTGCATGGTATTGCCCTGCGTGTCGGTCACAAGGAACCAGTCATCCTCTAGCGGTTCGATGATGAACCACCTAGTATGAAGCAGTCCCCTGTCATTCTCTCCAAGGATGCCCTCTACAAATGGGGGGCACTCTCGCATTGGAGTGGTGACGATACGATCTACTGAATCAATCATGGTACTAACCTACACTCTCAAGGGTAGTTACGTCAAGGATCATGTCCCGCAATTCGGGACGGACAACCGTGGAAGGATCACGGTCAGCGGAGAAGACAGACACCACGAAGGAGCGGTGATCGGTAAGGGTTACTTGGTACTTCCATACTCTTTGCTTGTTCATGTCTCCGACTCTACACTAGGGGACTGACAATGGTCAAATCTAGAATGCATACAAATCGGACATTTTCAAAAAAATTTTCAAACAACTTTCCGGGGAAATTTATCTTGCGTCGTAACTTGACAAATGTGAAATAGCGGGGCGTCCCGCATATTCCGGCGAATTTTTATGTTCGTCGTAACTGATTGCATTCAAAACAGCGGAGCGGTCCGCAAATTCCAGGGCATTTTTAGATCCGAACGTAATGTCATTTATATAAACAAAATAGCGGGATGGGTAAAAATTCCAGGGCATTTTTACATTGCAACGTAAAGTAATTACAACATGACAAATAGCGGGATGGGTGGTTCGAACGTGTGTTCGAACCACCACCCCCAATCGAACGTGTGTTCGACTAGCCTCTCCTCTGCACGGTATGCGTATGGACGGCGTGACAATTCGCGCACAATACGCGGCATTTGGCGATCTCAGCCATGATTGTGGACATGGCATATCGGGCACCCTTGATCATGTCGGCCAGGTGGACTAACTTCCCCGTGCGCGTCCGATATTTGGTCGCGGGGTCGATATGGTCGAATTGGAGTGCAGACGCTACACGCGGGTAACCGTGGCAGAAAGGGTCCTCGCATCCACGGTCCAATTTGATTTGATCGACAATGCGGCGAATATTCTGGGAAAAAATACGGCGTGACATAATCTTGTCCAATCTGTCCGTTTTGCGGGATGGGGTTTCGAACGTGTGTTCTATTGTGAGGGGGATTGGTTAGGCAAGCCTAACCTAATCCCACCCCCCTCTATCTAGTTCGATATCGCGGCGTAGTTCACTCTCGCAGGCGTAGCACCGGGGAGCGCTAGCGGGACCATATGGTGCGACCCTATGCCCACACTCACACCATCCGCGGGTAGCCATTAGAGGCTCCAACGGTCGCGGGTGCGCTGACCACGGGCATGGAAGACTACGCGCTCACGCTTCCACGGTAGGCCAGGGCGGAGGGTGACGGTAATAACGTCCGTAGGGTCTACGTCCGTGAGCCATGTCAGCGCCATGTCGATAGCAGCGCTCATGTCGTCAGACTTTCCAAGGGTGCGAGTCTGCGCCGTACGGTCGCCAGGATTGCGCGAAATTTCGTAACCGAAAACGGGGGAATAATCCTTGACCGGGGTAGTCTGCGAGATGACGTAACGGGACATTATGCCTATCCTCTCCTGGGGGGCGTCTCCCCCTCACAAGTAGAACGATACGCCCCTAGGGTCGGATGGTCAATGCGACGCGCCGATTTTCCCGCATAGCGGAACACTTTTTTATGTCCGAATCGTACCAATTGTTATGGGCGCACTATTTGTCCGATTTTGCAGTATGCGAAGCATGTATCATCCAAATAACACAGCCATTAACATTTTCATCAAATTAAAATATAACATTTTTATAACGGCGAATAGTACAGTAAAAAGTCGGCAAATGATATAGTTATCATAAATGATAAGATATCTTCCAGTTATGAGAAGTAAAAATCGGAACGATCATGCCTATACTGCACTAGAATGCAGGAAAAAGTAAAAAATACTGCACTATAATGCAGTAATCGGAACGATCGCGCCTATTGGTAGATGTAGATAGGGACATTGATAGTTTCTGAAGTATTCCTATGTTCATTATAGGAAGCGCGGGTATCACGGGAATGCCTAGCATGACATATTTTACATATCACACGACATTTATTGATTTCTTTGGCAATAGTAGTCCAAGCGTAGTCAGATCGGATTAAATCTGATACATTTGCTTTCTTTTGATTAGGATCTATATGATCAAAGTCTAAATCGACAGATTCAAATGAAAAATCGGGGGGAAGAGGACAAGATCCACTTTCACAACCTCTAGACTTCTTAATAAGACCAGAGATAGACCATTTTATCTTACGATCTCTATTTCGTTTTTCATTTCGTGTCATTATTTTTTCCAAGTCATTCCAATGGTGAGAAAAGTTGCACAAAGCAATACCAAAATAAGAAATTGAATATCGTTACTGCTCATCTTCATCCATAAGTAAAGCGGGGGCGGGAGCAAAAACCTTTCCTTCTTTGTGTCTATTGTACATTTCAAGCATCTTCTCTTGATTACTTGTACTAATACACAACATATCGTAGTTGCGTGCTAATTGGATATATATTGCTGATAATAACTCTTGAACAATTTCGAACTGTTCGTCAGTCATCTTGCTCCTCATCGTCTTCTATAATGATAGCATCATGTATATCATCAGTATCAAACTCTATACGCCATGGTAATGGCCTCATCTGAAATCCCGTCGCTTCTACCATTTCCCCGCCTTCATATACATCGATTTCGACATATGGCGTAATATCGTCATCATTTTCGATCCATGCTCTCATGATACCAGACTCAATGAATAGGGAAATGCTTCTTCTGCGAGCGACTTCATTGCAAGAGCATAATCTGTTATTTCTTTCTGTGCGTCGTGGGCTAATCTCTGCTGAAGGAAGTGCATAACTCCATGAAGTGATGTTGTCCACCTGTATCGCACATACATGCCATATGCAGGAAGGAACAATCTAGCCTGTTCTGCACATACACCAAGTTCCAGGGCGTTGTTGTATTCTACTTCTGCGGCCTCAATCATGTTGAATAATCTCATCGTGAGTTCTATCCCTAGACCGTAATTAATTGGCTCTCCTGATCCCTGCTTAGAGTTCTCAGGGGCACTTCTCCAGTCTTCCGCCGTGGGGATATAGAATGCGGGTTCCTCTGTGATGTATCTGCGTGACGACTCATTCCATCCGTTCTGATCGTCTACGAATGTGGAGGCAACTGCATACTTCCAATGTTGTCGTGCTACCATAAGTGGCGCGTAAATTTCAAAAGAAAGAACGCAATGTCTGAAAGGTGATGTATGTTCTTCTTTCCAAAGGAAGTCAATTAGTTTCTTATCTTTACTTTTCAAAAGACCAGTCATATCTAATTCACTTCTTTTATCAAAGGAAACTCTAGCAGCATTAGCAACTTCTAAATCATTTCCCATAGTTGAAACTAGACCTACATAGCCTAGATTCAAAACATCAATCTTCTTCATTAACTTCCAATTCTTCTAAAACAAACTCAATATTGCTATATAACTCTAATCCTGGATATAGTTTAAAGTTACAATCAATGCAGTACAAGTATATAATATCGTTACCTTTATCATCTATCTGAAGATTGGGCACAAGAATCGGATGTTCTGAATCAATCTCGCAAAGAATCGGGATAGTTATATTCTTTAATGAATATTGGTAATATTTACTAAATACTCTATATTCCATATTATTCTCTTTCTTATATATTGCAATTGTACATATGATCTTAGCATATGACGAATATTCTTATGTGATTCCCGCCACATGGACTCATTAAGTGTGCAATGCTATACTTTCGATATGCAAATCTCTTTCAGCGGGGCGGCGGAAGATCTCCCAAACATTCCAGAAGATTCTAAAGACATAGTTGGTTATAGCAACGCTATGTCAAATATTTTTAAAACTTTAAATTCTTCAGGGTTTGAATGTAATATTATAGATTCTTCAGCACCTGTTGCTATAGGAATGGGCTATCCATCAGACTATAAGTTTTATCCAGGTCAGTATCGAATTGGATATACTGCATGGGAATCCACCAAACTTAAACCTGAGTGGTTTGATATTATGAGTAATTGTCATGAAATTTGGGCCACATCGTCTTGGACCGCAAGAGTCTTTAAAAAACAACTAGGAAGAGATGATGTTCATGTTTATCCTCACGGAATAACACATGACTGGACGCCAAAAGAAAGGAACTCATACGATGTTTTTAGATTTTTGCATATTGGAGAGCCACAGATAAGAAAAAACGGACAACTAGTGGTCGATGCGTTTGTGGAGTTATTTGGAAACGATCCAAGTTATCAACTTGTTATGAAGTGTGGCGGAATAAATACAACTAGAGTGTACGCTCCAGATGGATCGATACTTGGTGGACCTGATGCTAAATATTCAAATATCAGAATACTTACAGAGTCACTAACTCATAAGCAAATGATAGAGTTGTACCATCTATGTAATGTCATGGTGTATCCAAGTGCAGGGGAGGGCTTTGGCTTTATCCCCCTGCAAGCATTAGCGACGGGAATGCCAACAATATCTACATGGCAATGGGCAGAGTATAAAGATTTTATAACTATAAAACTTAAATCATCTCTATCTGAATCCATACATGAAGTTATCCATCCCGGCCTTACATATAATGTTGAAAAGGAAGAACTTAAAAAAGCAATGTTAGAAAGTGTTGAGAACTACAGATCATTGCATAAAGATGCATTAAATAATGTTGAAATTATTCATGAAAAATTCGATTGGGACAATGTGAGTAAGCCAACAATACATAGGCTTAAAAATATTTTTAAAAGTCGTGGTTTTAGAACGTGACAATGATACTATAGTAATTATCTAATTTTATTTCCCAGATATGGGACCAAGGAGAAAACATGTCACAAGGTATTGATAACCACTATGAAAACTTTATCGCTCTAAGCCGTTATGCTAGATGGCTTTCTGAAGATAACCGCCGCGAAACCTGGGGTGAAACTGTAGATAGATATTTCACCTTTATGAGAATGCATCTTAGAGAAGAGTGCGGATATGAACCCTCAGAGGATCTTGTTTCAGAAATAAGAGAGGCAGTTTTTAATAGAAATATCATGCCTTCGATGAGAGCAATCATGACTTCTGGAGCAGCACTAGAAAGAGATAATGTAGCAGGATATAACTGTTCATTCCTTCCAGTAGATAGCCTAAGATCTTTTGACGAGGCTATGTATATTCTTATGTGCGGAACAGGAGTAGGATTCTCTGTAGAGAGTGTCTATGTAGAAAAACTACCTACCATTAACGAACACTTTGAATCTAGCAATACAACTATTGTCGTTGAAGATTCTAAGGCTGGATGGGCAAAAGCACTTAGAGAACTCCTTGCTCTCTTGTGGCAGGGACAAGTTCCTACATGGGATGTTTCTAAGGTAAGGCCAGCAGGAGCAAGACTTAAGACTTTCGGAGGTCGCGCATCTGGACCAGAACCCCTAGTTCAACTTTTTGACTTCTGTGTAAATATTATTAAGGGTGCAGCAGGAAGAAAGTTAAGGCCATTAGAGGCACACGATATTATGTGTAAAATTGGAGAAGTGGTAGTAGTAGGTGGCGTTCGTAGGTCTGCTATGATTTCACTTTCCGACCTTAACGATCATGATATGGCCCGTGCAAAGCATGGTGCATGGTGGGAATATAATTCACAACGCGCACTTTCTAATAACTCTGTCGCATACTCTGGTCGTCCAAGCATGTCTGATTTTATGTCGGAATGGAAGAATCTTTATGAAAGCAAGTCTGGAGAAAGAGGAATCTATAATGTTGCCGCCGCTCAAGGGCAGGCAGCAAAGTACGGTCGTAGAGATCCAGAAATTAGATACGGAACAAACCCATGTTCTGAAATCATTCTACGTCCATATCAGTTCTGCAATCTTTCAGAAGTCGTAGTGCGAGAAGACGACACAGAAAAAACTCTTATGCGTAAAGTAGAACTAGCCACTATCCTCGGAACTTGGCAATCTACGCTTACTAACTTTAAGTACTTAAGAAAAATCTGGAAGGATAATACAGAGGAAGAAAGACTCCTTGGCGTATCTATTACTGGACAGTTTGGTAATAAATTAATGTCTGGTCAAGAAGGATTAGTAAAACTTAGTAATATTCTAAACAATTTGAGATTACATGCTGTAAAGGTTAATGAAGAAGAGGCCAAGGTTCTTGGAATCAATCCATCTGCTGCTATTACATGTGTTAAGCCTTCTGGAACAGTTTCTCAGTTAACTGGTGTATCTTCTGGAATGCATCCATGGCATAATGATTATTACATTAGAACTGTGCGCGGAGATAAAAAAGATCCACTCACTAAATTCCTTGTTGATTCTGGTGTGCCAGCAGAAGATGACGTTATGAAGCCAAATGATACAACAGTATTTTCATTCCCAATCAAAGCACCCAAAGATGCGGTTCTGCGTAATGATCTTACAGCAGTAGAACATCTGGATATTTGGCTAACTTATCAGCGTGCATGGTGTGAACATAAGCCATCAATTACTGTTTCTGTTAAAGAAGATGAGTGGATGGATGTTGGAGCATGGGTCTGGAATAATTTTGATGAAGTTTCTGGAATTTCATTCTTGCCATATTCAGATCATACTTACAAGCAGGCACCATACCAAGATGCCACAAAAGAAGAGTACGAGGAACTTCTTGCTAAGATGCCAAAGGATATCCGCTGGTCTGACATGGTATTTTATGAAACAGAAGATGGCACTAAGGGTTCTCAAGAACTTGCGTGTAGCGCAGATACAGGCTGCGAAGTTGTAGATATTACATGATATACTTAATTGGAGGTAAAAATGTGGAATTGGATTAATAATACAGACCTTGGAAGAGCAGTTCGCTCCTACGTTGTTTCTTTTGTTACCGTGGTTCTTGGTCTTTTCATTGCAGATGGAGCAGATATTTTTGCAGTATCTGCTACAGATTTAAAGGCATGGGTAGCAGCAGGACTTGCTGCAGTATTACCAGTAGTTGTGACCGCTCTTAATAAGAGCGATCCTCGTTATGGATTAAAGAACGATGAGTAATTACGATGATGGCGGTGCAGTAGATCTTGCAGATATGTATACAGATCACCCACCAGCCGACTTTGTTCCAGAAGAAGATCCTATTGACCCATCACTAATTGTAGATAAGGATGATGATGCAAATGGTTAAGCAGCCTACAGCACAAGAAATTCAAAAGGCATTGCTAGAGCATGGAGTAGACGCCAAGTTTTATAAAGGATGGGATAAGAAGGGCAATGCCTGGTCAAATGGTATGCAGGCTTGTGTAGTCCATCATACATCTACTGCTAGCGCCCGTGAAGGCAACGGCGCACCATCACTATATTGGGCAGTAACAGCATATGCTCCAATGGCAGTAGCAAACCAATTAGTTGGTAAAGACAAATCAACAAATTGGTATCTTAGCGCTGGAGCCACTTATCATAGTGGTGACGGTGGTCCATGGTCAGCAGTAGGTATTGGTGTTGGCAACGTACTTCATTGGAGAGCCTGGGGAATTGAAATTGATGATCCAGGTCAGGGAAAGACAATTAATTCCTACCAAATAGAACAAGTTGCTAGAACACTTGCAGCGCTATGGGATCTTAATGAATGGCCTGAAGATGGATCTCGTATTATTACGCATGGCGACTGGACCGATTCAGGACCGTACCTTGGCGAAAAAAATTATGGTCCATTCAGATATCGTAAAAACGATACACTTAGACAATATTATGATCAAAACTTCTGGAGAACAGAAGCACGCAAGTATCGTATCAAGAATAAGCAATGGGATGAAACAATTCCATCCCGCGCAGCAGCAGATAGAGCAATAGTTGCTAATGCAGCAAATAAGGCTACCTGGCGCGTTGCTTGTAGAATGTACGATCTTGGTGTGTTAAGATACGCTCCAGAAAAGGTTGGAGTTCAGAAGTTTCCAGAAAAAGATTTGAAGAGATACCAAAGATCTCTTAATCTTCCTAGAGAACTTAGAACTGGAAAGCCAAATGCCGAAACGTGGATTGCATTATTCGGCAAAGATAAGCCTTAATCGCCCCGCCACCCACGCAGAAGGCCCGTCGTTCCGCCACGACGGGCTTTCTGTATTAGGCTTGATAGATGCTATAATTTTAACTAAGAGGTGTCTTTATTTAATGGAAGAAACTAATTTTAAGGTTGTTCAGGGAGATACTTTTACCATTAAGGTTATGTATAAAAATCCAAATGGTACTGCTGTAGATCTAACAGACTATACAGTAAAAATGGATGTGAGAGACAAGCCTGGTGGTAAAATTTTATGTGGTTCTGCGACTGAAGAAAACGGCGGAGTTAATATCGATGGTCCAAATGGAGAAATAGATATTGAATTTAGTTCTTCACAAACTAAAAAATTTACCATTCCAACTGCTGCCTATCAGATATTATTAATTAATAATGATGATGGAAAAAAAACTACACTAACTCAAGGATACTTTAAGGTATCAGCGGCGGTTGTGAAATGACAGAAAACAATGTAACTGTAGAAAGAATAGAAAACGTTGTTGAGATTAATAATCTTGGAATTCAAGGTCCACGCGGTAAAGGAGTTCTTCATGGCTCTGGGGTGCCAACAAATTCTTTAGGTACTGATGGTGAATTCTATATAGACACATCAGTAAATAGAATGTATGGTCCAAAAACAAATGGACAATGGACAACATCAGTAAACTTAGGTGGAACATATACACATGTACAAGATGTTCCATCAAGCAATTGGGTGATAAATCATAATTTAGAATATTTCCCAAGTGTAGAAATTGTAAATTCAGCAGGAACAGCAGTTATTGGAGACTATCAATATGTTAATGCCAATACAGTAATTGCTAATTTTACAAATCCTTTCGCTGGAAAGGCATATTTATCATGAGAGGTGGAATAAATAATGGCTAAGAGATTCTTAGTTAGTTTAGACCTCGGCACCAATGAATTGCAGAATGCCGTAATTCAGAATTTGCCTGCGGCTTCTGAGCCTTCTGGCGTAAAGGGTCGGGTCTATTTTGATTCAACTAATAACAAGTTGAAAGTTTATGATGGTACTGCATGGCAGCCACTAGCAATTGGGGCAAATGCAGCATCAACAGTTACATTGGAAGGCGACGTAACTGGTACTGCTAATGTTTCTAACGGAACAATTACCATTAGCACAACAATTGCTTCTAACTCTGTAGCATTAGGTACTGATACTACAGGAAATTATGTAAATGACATTACTGCTGGTACTGGTGTTACTGTAACACATACTCCAGCAGAAGGATCAAGCCCAACTGTAGCAATTGGTCAGGCAGTAGGAACAACAGATTCAGTATCTTTTGCAGGATTAACTCTTTCTAGTGATGCTGCTGTTAACGGTGGCGATGTTACAACAACAGCCACTACTGCTTCATTGTTTAATGCAAATGCCACCACATTAAATATCGGTGGAGCCGCAACAACCATATCAATTGGTGCAAATAGTGGAACTACAACAGTAAACAATAGTCTTACTGTTACTGGAGATCTTACTGTAGAGGGTACAACAACCACTCTTAATACCGCCACTCTTGAAGTAGAAGACAACCTTGTTCTTCTAAACAAGGGTGTTACTGGATCTCCTTCTCTAGATGCGGGACTTGAGATAGAGCGTGGAACATCAGCAAATGTTAGTATCCTATGGAATGAAACATCAGATCTATGGACATTAACTAATGATGGAACTAACTATCATTCAGTAGCAAGAAAGCATGTTGCTGATATTGCTGGTGATACTGCTACTACAGCGTTTGCAATTACCCACAACCTAGGGACAAGAGAAGTTCAGGTTCAAGTATACGATGCTGCATCTCCATACGATACAGTTGAAGTTGATGTTGAAAGAACATCCACTTCTGTAGTAACAATTAGATTTGCAACAGCACCATCAGGTACTACCAATTACAAGGTAGTAACAGTAGGATAATGATTTAGGTGGGGGCGAAAGCCCCCACCTAGTCAAAGGAGAATAATGGCTAAAAGATTCTTAGTACCTTTAAATCTAGCACCTTTATCATCAGATCCAGCATCTGGTTCTGAGGGTGATGCTTACTTTAATACATCTACAAATAAGGTTAGAGTGTATTATGATGGTGCATGGAATGATTTAGGTGGAGCATCTTCAGCAGATGAAATTTATTATTCATCAACCCCCCCAGCATCACCAGAACTAGGAGATATCTGGATAGACTCTGATTCTAATATAGATCCTAGATCTACATTCCTTAATGTATCGATAAGTGGTGGGGCATACAACCAATCAGTTTTTGAATTTAACCAAGACGGGGGAACTCCAAGTACTAGCACATATTCATTACTAGTAGATGGCGGGACACCGTAATCATGATATAATGGAGTTGAAATGGCTACTAAAATACAACTAAGAAGAGGTACTGCCTCACAATGGACTTCTGCTAATCCTACACTTTCATCTGGCGAGGCGGGATTTGAGACTGACACAGGAAAACTTAAAATTGGAAATGGATCTACAGCATGGAATTCATTATCTTATGCTTCAGTAACATCATCAGATATTACTACTGAAGTAAATAGTGCTATTTCTAATTTAGTAGATTCCGCACCATCAGGACTTAATACATTAAATGAATTGGCAGCGGCTATAAATGACGATCCTAACTTTTTTACAACAGTAGCCACAAACCTTTCTAATCACGAAAATGATACAACAAGTATTCACGGTATTTCAAATACCGCTAATCTTGTGTATACAAGTGATTCTAGACTCTCAGATGCAAGAACTCCAACTTCTCACGCATCTTCACATGGATCAGGTGGATCAGATGCAATAACAATAGCGCAATCTCAAGTTACCAATCTTTCTACTGATTTATCTGATAAGGCTCCACTATCATCACCAAACTTGACGGGAACTCCAACAGCACCTACTGCTAATCAAGGATCAAATAGTACACAGATAGCAACTACCGCATATGTAGATACTGCTGCATCTAATGCTACTACAGCAGTACTAGGAAATGCCCCATCAAATCTCAACACTTTGGGAGAAATTGCTTCATCAATAAATAATGATGCCACTTTTTCTACAACAGTAAATAATGCCTTAGCATTAAAAGCACCATTGGCATCACCAGAATTAACTGGTACACCTACTGCACCAACTGCAACTGCAGGAAATAATAGCACTCAAATTGCTACAACTGCTTATGCAGATACTGCAGCAGCAAATGCAGCATCAGCATTAGTTGATTCTGCTCCGTCTACATTGAACACTTTGAATGAACTTGCTGCAGCGTTGGGAGATGATCCTAGTTATGCAACTACAATTACTACTGCATTAGGTGGAAAAGAGCCAACAATTACTTCTGGAACTACCAGTCAATACTGGCGTGGCGACAAGTCTTGGCAAACCTTAGATAAATCAGCAGTAGGCTTATCAGATGTAGAAAATACTGCTATAAGCACTTGGACAGGATCTAGTAATATAACTACAGTAGGAACTCTAACAAATCTTACAGTTACTAATACAATTACTGGAAGTATTTCTGGTAATTCTGCAACTGTAACAAACGGAGTTTATACAACAGGCTCATATGCAGATCCATCATGGATTACTTCATTATCTAAGTCTAAAGTTGGACTATCCAATGTAGAAGATACTGCTCTATCTACATGGACAGGAAGTTCAAGCATAACCACCCTTGGAACCATTGCTTCTGGTACATGGAATGGTAGTACTATTGGTGCTACATATATAGATTCAGCAATTGCTAGATTATCTGGACCAACATTTACTGGAACAGTAGTTCTTCCATCCACTACCTCTATTGGAGATGTATCATCAACAGAACTGGGCTATCTTGATGGAGTTACTTCTGCAATTCAGACACAATTAAATGCTAAGGCGAATATTTCTATATCTACTAATGCTCAAACTGGAACATCTTATACATTAGTATTATCTGATGCTAGTAAATTAATAGAAATGAATAATGCTAGTGCTAATACTTTAACTATACCGACAGATTCATCTGTTGCATTCCCAGTTGGAACTAAAATTGATATTGTTCAAACTGGAGCGGGTGAAACAAGTATCGCCCCAGCATCTGGAGTTACCCTTAATTCAGATGGGAATAAGCGTAAAGTTAATGTGCAATGGGCGGGAGTGTCATTAATTAAGCGTGCAACAGATACCTGGGTTCTCATTGGATCATTAAAGGCATGAGTCTATGGCTAGGAACATTAGGTAGTCAAATTACCACACCCCCTCTCCTTGTTCAATATCTTATTGTTGCGGGAGGAGGAGGTGCTGGAGGGGCTTTAAGTACTGGCGTAGGAGGTGCTGGAGGAGCCGGAGGCTTCCGCACTTCAGTACCTGGAGATCTTAATCCACCAGATAAGTCTATGGTTTATGTTTATCCTGAGTTTAGAACGCCCGACCCACAGTTTGCCGCACTAACCAATACTCCGTACACGATAACCGTAGGCGCTGGAGGATCAGCAGGCGCACTAAACTCTTCACAGAATGGGGCATCAGGAAGTAACAGTCGCTTTGCCAGCGTTACCATTTTTGGAGGCGGCGGCGGCGGCTTCGGCCCTACTGGTAATGGTCTTGATGGAGGTAGCGGCGGAGGCGGCGGCGGTGGCACTACTAATACTTCAGGTGGCGGAAGAGCAGAACGCCAGGGGAGTTTTGGAGGTATTGGAAGACCGACAAGTCCCTGGTCAGGACAAGCATTTTCTGGCGCAGGAGGAGGGGCTGGTGGATACGGAAATCAAAGTGATCAATTTTCCGGTAGTATACCTTATGGTGGAAACCCAATGCCTTCAAGTCTGGGCGGGTACCTTGCCGGAGGCGGCTCGGGTGGGAATAGATGGGATAGCAGAATAGATCCTGATTGGCAGCGCATTCCCGGACCTGCAAGCCCAGGAGGAGGTCTTGATATTGCTACAGGATCTGGAATTGCTGGAGTTTCTGGGGGCACAAATACTGGATACGGAGGCGGAGGATCTGGAGGACATATCTACTCTGGAGGAAATGGCGGATCTGGTATAGTACTAATATCTATTCCATCCTTCTACACAGCATCTTTTTCTGGCGGCGTTACTCAAACATCTACAATAAATGGTGATCGTAGAATATATACAATCACAGCAACTACTACTACATCAGAAACAATTACTTTCTTAGGATAATCATGGGACATTACGCAAAAATTGAAAATGGAATCGTAACCTTTGTCACCAAAAGTCGTGATGAAGATGATAGTCGTGAACTTGAAATATCTGCTGAAACTGGAGATATGTATCGTCGCACTTCATATAATACAAGGGGCGGGGTTTATTATGACCCTATTACAAATGAACCAAGTGATGATCAATCCAAGGCTTTCCGCTATAACTTTGCAGCGGTTGGATACACATTCGACCCCGACTTTGGTCCAGATGGTGCTTTCATTCCACCAAAACCTCATCCATCTTGGATATTAGATTTTGACAGGGCTTTATGGAATTCTCCAGAACCTTATCCAGAAGTTGATGGAGCATGGGTATGGAATGAACAAACTCTTTCATGGATAGACGCTAGTATTTAGGGGATAATTAAAGGTATGAGTTTACTAATAGGAGTATTGGGTAGTCAGATTACTGCGCCACCACTTCTTGTTCAATATCTTATTGTTGCGGGAGGAGGAGGTGCTGGAGGGGCTTTAAGTGGAGGAACTGGAGGCGCAGGCGGCGGAGGCGGGTACCGCACTTCAGTACCTGGAGATCTTAATCCCCCTGACCGTAGCACCGACATGCCTCAGTTTAGAACACCCGACCCGCAGTTTGCTGCACTAACTAATACTCCGTACACGATAACTGTAGGCGCTGGAGGATCAGCAGGCGCACTAAACTCTTCACAGAATGGGGCATCAGGAAGTAACAGTCGCTTTGCCAGCGTTACCATTTTTGGCGGAGGGGGTGGAGGTTTCGGTTCCACTTCCCCTGGCAATGGCCTTAGTGGAGGTAGTGGAGGCGGTGGTGGTGCTGGTGCTAACGCTGCTACTACCTCAGGTGGAGGAAGAGCAGAGCGTCAGGGCCATGCTGGAGGTAGTGGAAGATATATTGGCGGTATTGGCATTACCTCATTATCTGGCCCAGGGGGGGGTGCGGGAGGCTACGTCGGCCAATATTCAACACCAGATCGAACCCATCCGCTTGGTGCATATCCCATGAATTCAAGTCTGGGCGGCTCCTACGCCGCTGGCGGCGAAGGTGGAATTAGATGGAGTAGCGAATTGGGTTGGGATGGTTTCGCCGCTATGGGACCCGTCACCCAAGGTGGAGTCTTTGACTATGCCACAAATACTGGAACTGCTGGAACTTCTGGGGGGATAAATACTGGTCACGGCGGAGGAGGATCTGGAGGCCATGTTCTTTCTGGAGGAAACGGGGGGTCTGGAATAGTTATAATATCCATTCCATCTTTTTATACAGCATCTTTTTCTAATGGAGTTACTCAAACATCTACCATAAGTGGTAGCCGAAGAGTCTACACAATCACAGCAACTACAACTACATCGGAAACAATTACTTTCTTAGGCTAATCATGAGGCATTGCACAAAAATTGAAAACGGAATTATAGTTACAGAACAAGAAGAGCAAAATAATATTTAATTATCTAAAACCTAAGGTATAATTGATACATGGCCAAAGTAGCAAAAATCTGGGACGGTACAGATTGGGTAGAGTTCATATCGGCTATTCCAAATCCATATCCCGATCAAAATGGCAACGCTAATAAATATCTTACCACAGACGGGACATTTCCATATTGGGCTGATGTTGTCGCACAAGATGGAACTAATTCCTTTGCTACTATTAATACCCCGTCTGGAACAGATCCAGTAGCAGATTCTTCCTCAGATACTTTAAATATTACCGCCTCAAATGGGATGGTGGTAACTGGAGATTCTTCTACTGATACTGTAAATTTTTCTACTAATGCTACTTCTTTAAATACCGTTGCAACTATTGTATCTAGAGATTCCAATCAGTCATTCGATATTACCGCCATTGATTTTGATACTGCAGATACTATTTCTTCTGCTGTAGGTAGATTAACCTGGGATGATGGAGAAGGAACACTAAACTTAGGCTTAAAGGGCGGGAACCTAAATCTTAGAGTAGGACAAGAAAATACAGCCCTATGTTATAACGGAACTGGATCAACAATAACAAAAGGTTCTGTAGTTTATATTTCTGGGGCACAGGGACAAAGACCATCTATATCTCTTGCTGATGCAGATTCAGAATCAACATCAAGTAAGACATTTGGAGTGGCCGCTGAGAATATTTCAAATGACGCAGAAGGATTTGTTTGCACGTTTGGAATTGTAGAGAATATAAATACATCTACATTTACTGCTGGTCAAGCACTATGGTTATCATCAACAGCAGGGCAATTGACAAATACAAAACCTACTCCTCCCGTGCATTCAGTATTTGTGGGGTACTGTCTAAAGTCTAATTCATCTTCTGGTCGTATTTTTATAACTCCACAAAATGGATATGAATTAGATGAACTTCATAATGTTTTAATAAATGGTATTTCAGATAATCATATTATTTCATACGACAATGCAACATCACTATGGAAAAATCAAGCACTTGTAGATGCAATTAAAGAAGTTGATGGTACTGGATCAGGCATAGACTCTGATTTATTAGATAGTCATGAGGCTACATATTTCTTAAATACTTCTTCCGCCGCACAAACCAAGGCGGGGGATTTAACTATTACTGGAAACTTAACAGTAAGCGGCACTACAACAACTATCAATTCAACTGTTGTAACTGTAGATGATAAGAATATAGAATTAGGCGCTGTTGATTCTCCTACTGATATTACCGCTGATGGTGGTGGAATTATACTAAAGGGAGATACTGATAAAACAGTACTTTGGTCAAATTCTATATCTTCCTGGACATTTAGTGACAGTATAAATCTAACTTCTGGATCTGTTATAAAAATAGCCGGAACCTCTGTCTTATCCGCTACACAGTATTCTGGAAATGCCGCTACTGTGACAAATGGTTTATATTCAACTACGACTTATACTGATCCTTCATGGTTATCTACACTATCCTGGTCTAAAATAACTAATACTCCAACAACATTATTGGGTTATGGAATTATTGATGTTGAATCAACTAAAGAATATTTAGGATTAGATAATGTAGAAAATACAGCATTATCAACATGGGTCGGAAGCACAAACATAACCACATTAGGAACAATAACAAGTGGCACATGGAATGGATCAGTAATTGCAGATTCATATATTGCTTCAGCAGTAGCCCGACTTGCTGGACCTACCTTTACGGGAACAGTAGTTCTTCCAGGAACAACTTCTATTGGAGAAGTAACCTCCACAGAGATTTCCTACCTTGATGGTGTTACCTCTGCAATTCAAACACAGATTAATAATAAGTTAGATTCAACAACTGCGTCTTCTACATATGCTCCAATAAACTCACCAACATTTACTGGTACTGCTGACTTTACATCAGCAACCGTACTTGGTATAGATGCTCTTCCATCACAAACTGGAAATGCTGGTAAATACTTAAAGACAAACGGATCATCTGCTTTATGGGAATTCTTAAATAATATATCATATTCATCATCTGCACCATCTACTCCTTCTACTGGAGATGTATGGATTGAATCAGATGTGGATGTTAATGCGTTTGACCCACATCAGTATGTAAGATGGATTAAAATATTAACTGGATCTCAGTCTGTATTTTCTGGCGTTTCTAGCGCGGGAATTCTTTTAGAATACACTCCAGGATTTGAACAAGTATTCTTAAATGGAAGTCTATTGCTTAGAGGTACTGACTATACAGCAACAGATGGGGCAACAGTTACTCTTACAACCCCTGCAGTTTCTGGGAATAGAATTGAAATTATTGCTCTGAATGTATTTAGTATAGCCAATGTATATACAACTACAGAGGTTGATAATTTACTGGTAAGTAAGGCTGCACTCTCTTCTCCAACATTTACTGGAACTCCTGCTGCTCCTACAGCAAGTGCTGGAACAAACACTACTCAAATAGCAACGACAGCATTCGTAAGAACTGAAGTTTCTAATTTAATTGCATCCGCACCAGCAGCCCTTGATACACTTGATGAATTAGCAGCAGCCCTAGGGGACGACGCTAGTTTTGCTACAACAGTAACAAATAGTTTAGCGGCTAAGGCACCAATAGCATCACCAACATTTACTGGAACGGTAACTGCGGGAACAGTAGTAGTTACTGGAATGCTTGATGTTCAAGAAATTAGAGAAGCATTAAATGATATTACACTTTCAAGTAATGTTGGAACATTAGACTGGACTACTGGAAACGTATTCTTTATTGGTACTGCACCAACTGGAAATATGACATTTAATATTACTAATGTTCCTACAGATAATGGTGAAATTATGTCAGTCACAGTTTTTGTTACCCAAGGATCTACAGGATATATTCCTTCTACTCTTAATATTAATGGATCTTCAGCAACTATTAGATGGGTCAATGGATCAAATCCAGTACCTACCTCACAAGCCGGAAAGATAGATATTTTCTCCCTATCCCTGATTAGAAGGGCATCTTCTTGGACTGTACTTGGAAGTTCAAGTTTGAATTTCTAGGAGAATAATGCCATTTATATCTACTATTAGATCAGTATACGGCCCAATTGGAAGAATGGGCCGTATTATTGGTGCTAAAGATGCTATTACTGGTGGCACAATTAGTAGTGCTGGTGGATACAGAATTCATACTTTTACTGATGTAGGAACATCTCAATTTAACATGAGCATGGTTGCCTCTGCATTAAATATCGAATATTTAATTATTGCTGGAGGAGGCTCTGGAGGATATGAATCATCTACTTACTGGGGCGGAGGAGGCGCTGGAGGATACAGAACTGGAACAATATCATCTAGTCCATCCAATTATTCAGTAGTTGTAGGTGCAGGAGGATATAACTATTCATCAACTAACTGGTCTAATGGACTAAATTCTTCATTTAATGGAGTAGTATCTGTAGGCGGCGGATCTTCTGGAGGTCCAGCACCATCTGGACAGGGTGGCCCAACTGGTCCAGAGGTTCTTCCACAAACTGGGGGATCTGGCTCAGGCGGGTATTTTGCAAAAACACCAGGATCTGGTACTAGTGGACAAGGATCGTCTGGTGGTACATCTACTTCTTCATCAACGAACGGCGGCGGAGGAGGAGGAGCAGGAGGTGTTGGAGCAAACGGTGTAGATCAGGCTGCTGGAGTTTTAACTAATGGATATGGCGGCATAGGCGGAGCAGGAATGTCTAGTAGTATAAATGGATCTTCTATAACTAGGGCTTCTGGCGGAGGCGGCGGAGGAGTAAGAAACAATAGAGATGCTGCATACCCAGGTACTATTCAGTCATCCACTCCAGGAGGAGGAGGAAGGGGATTTAGTAGTAATGCTAATATTTGGCCTCCTGGTTCATATGGTGGAATTGAATATAGGGCTCTTAAAGGTACTCCAAATACTGGCGGAGGCGGCGGAGGTGGTCTATGGGATGGGTATGATTACTATACTATAAATACATCAAATTCTAATTTTGTCCCTGGCCCAACATCTACTCTAACTGGCAATGAAGGCGGATCGGGAATTATTATATTAAGATATACTTTCCCCTAGGAATAAAATGCCATTTTTTAAAACTACAAAAAATATATTCCATCCATGGGAGGATGAATTATTCTCAGAAAATTGGATGGATGCGAATAAAGTTTATACCCCACCCACCAAAGTTTGGGACTATAAAAGAGAATTAAAGATAGAAGATGTAGATATTTGGGAAGTTTTATATGAGCAGGGTGGGGGTATTGGTGTATATGCATCATGGAGTCCATATTCAGAATTTTATTTAATTAGAACTGGATGGGAAGAAGAATGGGCAGGGAGAGGTCTAGAAACATATTATGGAGAGAATGCTCAAAGTAAAGTAATGAAAAGATGTAAGGAATTAAAAATACCACTACAAATTAATAAATTATGGATAGAACCAGACGACATGTGGCTATATTCTAATATAGAGGTAAATTAACAGATCCCCAATCGTTCGGCGTCCAGAATCCAAACTCTTGAATAGAATGATCATTGTATTTATAATTTCTACCTATTGATTGTGGATTAATTGGTAAAGGCTCTCTTAAAAACATTTCATGAGAAACCCTAGTACTGCTATCAACATAAATATCATATCCAAGTTTTCTTAATAAAGAACAGACATAGAAATCTTCTGACTCATAGATATTTGCACTATTTACACCAACTCTAAAAACATCATATGTTCTATTACCATGATCATCAATATAGAATAAATTATTTTTTTCACAATACTCTGCTATGTCTAAACAAGCCTTTCTAGAGATAGAAAAAAGGCCAAATCCAGCAAAATCTGTTTTATATAAAAAGTTTCCACAATCCTCATAAACTCCAACTACGGCACATCTTACTCCGTATGCAGAAACTGGATACTTTAGTGGTGTTGATAGGGCTATTGCATCGTGACCTAGTTCTATAATTTTTTCTATTCCTAATCTATCAGCAGCAACATCATCGTCCTGCCAAACCATATAGTCAAAGTCTGGTACATTATTTAAAATATCTGAAAATATAGCATTACGAGCGCGGGAGACTAAACTATCTCCTGGGTATATTTTATGCATAATTCTAAATTTAGAAGAAGATAAATAATCAATAATTGATTGCATATATTGAACAGTAACTGTATTCTTATATGAAGGTGTTGCAATTACTATATTTTTCATAACTCTCCTCTAACTCTATTTAATAATTCTATATTATTTTTACTTGGAATTCTAGTTTGAGGATGATATAAATGATAATTATTACCCTTTAGAAATGTAATAGGGCGGTATTTTTTTTCAAATCTTAAATTAAATTCTGTATCCTCAAGCCCCCACCCATCAAAACTTTCGCTCATGCCGCCTAGATCTTCCCATGTATCCTTTTTAATGATATAGATGCCACCAGAATTTCTAATATTTAACTGATATGGCAATAGATAGGTCTTGTCATAATCGTTTATTGTTAATGGATTGATTCCATTAATAAAATTTATGGTTGCCTTTTCATTCAAATAATGGATTGAGGTAAAGGGCTTTATGATCATTCCTTCATTCAATGAATTTAAGCCTTTGATAATTAAACTTAAATTAACAATGTTATCTGAATCAATAATAACTAAGTTAGATTTTATAGACTTAGACACACCATTGTTTCTAGCCTGAGATCTATTAAATTTTTTTCTGTCAGACCGTCCGATTATTGGAATAGACAATGATGAATAGTATTTATAGCAATACTTAAAGTTTCTTAATTGATATGGACAACCACTATCCTGCCATGGAATTATTATATCGAAGTCCATTAAAATATGATATCATTGTTATATGTACATTACTTCTAAAATTGAAAAAATAGGTGCTTGCGGCGGGGTTTTTGTAAAACTATATTGGAAGTTCTCTGCCGTAGAGGGAGAAGTTGAAAAAGTACAATATTTAGAAGTAGTTATAGACGACACATTGCCAGAAGAATTTATTGTTGAGTTTGGGGACCAGGCTACTGCTGGGGGATATGAAAAAGCGTACCTATGGACCGTACCTAATATAGAAGAAATACATTCAAGGCTATTAAACGACCTAATAAACTCTCTATACAATAGATAATAGGGTATAATTATAACATGGCTAAACCTATAAAAGTATGGACTGGATCTGAGTGGGTAGATGTAGCAATAAAAACTCCCACAATTACAGGATATGCCACAGAAACAGCATTGGGAGTATTATCAGATACTGTTGATGGCAAGGCTGATCTATCAGGAGACACATTTACAGGATTTGTCACATTACATGCAGATCCAACACAATCTTTACATGCTGCCACTAAGCAATATGTTGATGCAACAGCAGAAGGTCTTCATATTCATGCATCCTGTGCTACTGCTACAACAACTAATATTTCTAATCTTTCATCTCCTCCCGCCTCTATTGACAATGTGACGCTTACCACAAACATGAGGGTTCTTGTTAAAAATCAATCTACCGCATCTCAAAATGGTATTTATGTATTTAATGGAACAGCATTGGTTAGAGCAGAGGACTTTAATTCTGCTACAGAAATCGACGGCGGAGACTTTGTTTTCGTAACTGGAGGAACTGTTAATGATAATACAGGATGGGTACAGGTAGAAACTGTAAGTACTGTAGGCTCTGATCCAATAACATTTACCCAGTTCTCTGGTGCTGGATCAATAACTGCTGGTACAAATATTTCTATTTCTGGAACACAAGTATCTACAGTAAATGATCCAACATTCTCAGGTCTAGTTACAGCAAGTTCTGGAGTAGCATTTTCTGACGGTACTCAGACTAAAGTAGGAGTTCCATCTATATCATCATTTATTTCTAAAACTTCTAGTTACACCCTTGACGCACTTACCTTAAGAGATAATATTATTGAAATGGATAGTACATCTGCAACCACAGTAACAATACCAACAGATACTACATTAAACTATCCAATAGGCTCAAGCATAGATGTTATTCAAATTAATACTGGAGAAGTAACAATCGCGGGAGCAGTAGGAGTTACAGTAAATTCTACCCCTGGACTTAAACTAAGAACCAGATGGTCATCATGTACTCTATTAAAAAGAGCATCTAATACCTGGCTTGTCTATGGCGATCTTAAAGCCTAGTATGATATACTGATTGTTGATATTTAGGAGACATTGTGGCAAAAAAGGAAATCGGAGGAAGGTCTTCACAACAGAATGACTTCCTTGAACCAGCCGCACCTATTAATGTTGTTGCTACAGATGTAGGAACAAATAGAGCATTTAATAATGGTGCCGCTAGCGTGTCTTTTGAGTTGCCTGCTAATTCTCCTCCAGCAACTTCCTACACAGTTTACTTAAATGGCAATACTTCAATAAATGCTACTGGAACATCATCTCCAATAGTTGTTAGTGGATTAACAACCCCAAATACAACAAACGCTGCACAGTTTTATGTTATAGCAACAAATGCTGCTGGGAATTCACCACAATCATCATTATCTACAGCAATACACACTACTGGTGTTCCAGCAACAATGTCTGCACCTACAGTATCTTCAAGTACTACTGATCAAGACGCCGTATCCTGGACTGCACCAAATACTGGCGGTAAAACAATAATTAGATATTACTGGGAAAGTTCCGATGGTAAGTCTGGTAATACAACAAATACCTCAGTTACTGTAACTCAAGAAGGCGGAACTTCTCAAACATATAAGGTAAGAGCAGAAAATGCAAATGGACTAGGAATCTGGTCAGCAGATTCCTCAAGTGTTACTACAACTCCATTCTTTCCCCCATTCTTTCCTTATTTCCCACCATTTTTCCCACCGTTCTTTCCCCCATTCTTCCCATATTTTCCTCCGTTCTTCCCATACTTTCCTCCGTTTTTCCCGTTCTTCCCACCATTCTTTCCGTTCTTCCCACCATTCTTCCCAGCGTTTGGTCCTGCATTTAAAACTGCTCCAACAAATATCATAGATCAAACTACTAATATCATTTACCTAACATCAGAGTATGGATACTTAACAGATAAGTATTTGGCAAATGAAGATGCTTTATCTGCACTAGGATTCGATGAATTAAATGGACTAGATAGTGCAATTGAACTAGATTCAGAATCTATAACAAATATAATAGAACTAGAGACTAATATTAAAAATATTGAAAGTCGCCTGGATCAAATTGACATTATTAAGATTAATGATGAATCATACATAAAGCATCATAACCTTCTAGTTGAAAAAGACGGCAGGATCTTCTTTGAGAATGTATTAAATATAGATAGTTCATTTAAGTTATTTAACTTTGACAATAAAGAATTTATTCAAATAGAGTCTTTAGAAAAAGTAGAAAATGTAGAAACTGAGGTATACTTCATTGAATGTGATATGCCAATAGTAATACAAAGTAGCGTTGGATTTATGACAAGATAGATTGAGAGATATTGTGTCTGATTGGCTTAATAAAGATAGATCAGAAACACATTTAAATAGAATTAATCCTAGAGCATGGAAAGATAATCTAATAGTAGAAAATCCGGCTCTAGGAATTAATATTTATAAAAGTGTTTTAGATAAAGGTTTATGCGATGAAGTAATTAATGTATTGGAAGATAACATTGGTAATGAAAAATATCAATGGTCCCAGGCACACGTTACAGAATCTGATAACCCACTATTGAATGCTAGAGATTGTTTAGATTTTAAAATAGGACATAATAATCTAGGTCCAAGAAATTCTAACAATAAAGAATTATATGATATGCATCAGAAGGTTTTCGATTCACTTTACCCTGCATCACAAGATTATGCAAGGTACTGGGGCGTAGGTATATCATATTTCGAAGTGTTCAACTTTGTTAAATATGAGGGTGTTAATAAACATTTTAATATTCATGCAGATCATGGTCCAGCATATGTATCTACAGTATCTATGGTTTTATATGTTAATGATAATTATGAGGGCGGAGAAATTTACTTCCCTAGATTTGACTTAGAGGTAAAGCCTGAGGCGGGGGATCTTGTGATATTCCCATCAACATACATTTACGAACATGCTTCAAAACCTATAGTTTCTGGTACTAAATATGCTATAGTGATAATGACAGACTATAACAGTCGTGGAAATCTTAGATACTATCAGTATCGTGAAGAAGATAATAAAGTTAAATATTAGATTGGTTTTTTTATGATTTCTGAAGAGCAGAAAACAATAAATCAAAAAATTGAAGAGTTTTATAAGATAGATAATCAAACATGGTCATCATATGACGACCTTGGGAGTGGCATATTTGTTTATCATGACGCTATGCCGCTTGACTGTATCTCTAGACTAGAGAATGTTTTAGAAAATGATAGGAATCAGTATTCTTATTCTGAAGCAATGGTCGGATATTCTATGAAAATACCAGAATACAGAGACTGTCAGGATTTTAGATTTAAAAAGTCTGATATAGAAGGAGACAGGAGTTCTGCTAGCCTTGAGTTACAGGATGTTTGGCAAAGCATCTATGATAGTGCATCTCAGGCAGTTAAGCACTATGCATCCCATTTTAAAATTGGAGAACTTAGGTACTGGGAGGCTATGAACTTTGTCAGGTATGGTCCAGGACAACATTTTCAGGAACACCACGATCATGGATATTCATACAATTGTGTAGTCTCATTGGTGGGGTATCCTAATGATGATTACGAAGGTGGAGAATTATATTTTAGATTACAAAATCTTAATATAAAGCCTAAGGCTGGAGACTTGTTTATCTTTCCATCAAACTATATGTATCCTCATAGAGCCATGCCAGTAGTTTCTGGAATAAAGTACTCAGTAGTTACAATGCTTGATTACTCCGATAAGTTTCATAGACCAGAATTTTATTACGAAACGGGAACCTGATGCCCCTTGTTGCATATAAAGATATGCATACTCCATCAATCATAGAGCAAATGCCTATGCATAGAGACTGGATGGACGAGACATTTGATCGACATGCATATCAATGTTTTCCAGTATCAATGGCAAACAGACTTGGATGGTCTATATCTTTTAAAGAAGATATAACATTTATTTGGGATGGTATCAATTCTTCACAAGATGGTCATGTTAATATAATAACTGGCGGAGATTATGTTAGCACTAGAAGAGCAAATAGAACTCTTAGTTTCGACACAGGAATTATATTCTCTCCAGAGGAGAACGTAAGCCTACTCACAATGCCTCCGCCAAATATATTTATAGATGGCATTCAATGCATGACAACAATTATTAGCACGACAGCATTGATAGGAGCATTGCCAGTAGCAATAATGATAACTAGGCCAAATATTGAAATAACTATTCCAGCAAAAACTCCTATAGCATCAGTATTTCCAATATCACTAACAGATATAAATAATACTGAATTAATTGTAAAGAGTGGATATCCAGATTTTATGCAACAAGCCGAATGGAATAAAAAAATTCAAGATCGCGGCGCTGCCTCTCAGGAAAAAAATTCTAAAGGAGAGTGGACTCATTTTTACAGAGATGCTGTAGACCATAATGGAAACAAAATGGGTGATCATGAAGTTAAGAAAATTCTTATGAGAGTGACTTATGAAAATTAAGTTTTTATCTAATAGGCCATGGTCTAGTGAAAATAAAAATAGTTTCCCAGAGCCATCTTCTAAAAATATTCCAGACTGGTATGTTAAAGAAGATAGATACGCAAAACAGCCAAATGGGGAGTATTACACAGGACCAGATGGAGGAAAGATAGTTACATGGAAGGGATGCCCTGCCATATATGACATATTAATAACTGGATATATGCTAAAGACTCCATGTGATATAGAATTTATAAACACTCCAACTGGACAAATTCATAGAATTTATGACATTAGATACCAAGATTTTATTCAGCCAAGGCTGGAAATGTCTGGATTCGATGAACCAGACGGGTACTCCAAGAGCCACTTTGCTTGGTATCCAGATTGGGCACCAGAAGTCCCTAGTGGGTATAGTGTTCTTTATTCACAGCCGTTCAATAGATTCGACTTGCCCTTCTTAAATACAACTGGTATTGTTGATAATGATGAAGTTAGTGTTCCAGGAACAGTACCTTTCTTCATTAAAGAAGGATGGGAAGGGGTGGTTCCTGCAGGAACCCCATATATTCAACTTCTTCCATTCAAAAGAGATGATTGGGAGTCTGAACACGAACTTTTAGATGAAAAGCAGATAGTAAGAAGAAACATTAAAAACAGCAAAAAATATAGAGTACCAAACGGTGGTGTATATTTAAATGAAGTATGGCATAGAAGGAAGTATCAGTAATGTTTGAAGGAAATCCAGTATCAATAACCCCATCAGGCTTCTTTGGCAATGGAAAAGAAAATATAGTTGAACTAGAAAACTTTATGACAAATGAAGAAGTAGAATTTCTTAATAATTTCATTAGATCTAACACTATATGGGACATAACAGAAACACATTATAATGATGAGGGTACTGTTATTTATGATGCAGATTACTGGAAAGATAGGGTAATTACTAAGCCAAATATAGAAAAGGCTAATCCTAAAGTATCAATTATTATTAACAACATGGTTGCTAGACTTAAGCCTATCGTAGATGATTTTTTTAAGGTGGACGCAATGCCTACGAATCCTGCCATGGTTAAGTGGCTACCAGGACAACTTCAAATGCCTCATGCAGATAAGGAGTTGCACGTTGGAGAAGACGCAGGGAAGCCAAACGACTTCCCTTGGTATGACCTTGCCAGCCTATTTTATATAAATGATGACTATGAGGGTGGGGAATTGTATTTCCCACATCAAGATATTCAATTTAAACCAAAGGTAGGTGCTGCATACTTCTTCCCTGGAGATATGAATTATATTCACGGAGTTACTGAAGTTAAATCAGGTATTAGATACACCGTCCCCTTCTTTTGGACAATTCTAGAGCATACTGGAGATTCTAGGCCATGATAATAGATTCAATAAACACAGAAGATTTTGTTATCTATAAAGATGATGAAAATAAATTAGGTGAGTTGGGTATTACTCAAAACAGAATAATTGAGATACCAGATTTTGTTGATGAGAATACTGCAAAGAGTATGATCGAATACTTTGAATATAAGGCATCAATGTGGGGACCAATTGCATTTTATGGATCATCTGGGATGGGCCTTATGCATAATGATCCAGAACTTTCGAACTTTGGATTACCAGATGACTTCTTTTCAAAAATACAATCTAAGTTTCAGGAATCAGTAGAATTAATATTCGGTAGACCTGTAAAGGCTAATACATCACATGCACAAAAATGGGATGTTGGAGGATTTGCCGCAGCACATTCAGACAACTCCGACTTTGAGGGCAAGCCTAATTCTTTTCAAATAAATAAATATGTTGGAATTTTATATTTGAATGGAAATTATGGTGGGGGAGAACTTTATTTTCCAGAGCATGAGATTGAAATAAAGCCTAAGTCGTTATCATTTATTTCTTTCCCTGGCGGGGTAGAGAATATACATGGAGTTAGAGAAATAACAGAGGGAACTAGATATACAATGGTTTCATTCTGGGATTTTGCTGAATCTGAATATTCTGATGAGTTGAAGTCTGAATGGGAGCAAGAATTGCTTAGGGTGCGAGCAGAGCAAGAAGCCCAAAGAGAAGAGTGGTCAAAGGGTAATAAGTATGCGTAGTCTAATAAATAAGCCAGAAATATATAATGACAGTATTTATTACTACAAGGGCATACTGCAAAGACCTGAATACATAGTTAAATTAATAGAACAAAATAATTCAAATTCAGATCTTATTAGTGACTGGGTTCCATGGCAATCCTCAGACGGAGACTACACATTTGGAAGAACAAAAAGAATAAATTTTGAACACTACCCAAATTCTTCCGATGAGTCTAAGTTCATATACGGATCTATTTTGTCCGCAATTAGATTGGCTGGTGTTTTCTATGCTAGAAATAAAAATATTAATTTAGGTAAACAGTCTCCAATTTCAATATCTAAATATGACGAGGGAAAGTTTATGGGTCCTCATACTGATGAAAAAACTGGAGCGCATATATCTGGAGTTTTATATTTAAATGATAATTACTCTGGAGGAGAACTAGAATTTCCTAATCAAGAATTTTCAATAAAGCCTGAGGCTGGAAGCATGATTGTTTTTCCATCCATAGGTGAATACATTCATGATCCAAAGCCTGCCTACGGCGGGGAGAGATACATTTGCCCCGTATTCTGGTATAATTAAAATGTGCCAATTCCTATAAATAGGTTATGGTGAATGTAAATTTAAGTAGTTGATAATATGGCATATTCAGATATAGTGTTGTCAGACCTTCCCTTAGGCTATTGGGGAGGTCCAAGCGTATCTAGAAAAAATTTACTTACCGCCAATCAATATTCTATAGAGTCATCTACTTCTGGATGGACTGCTTTAGACAATACATCTATATCTAGGGTAACCTCTGATTCATGGATAGGCTCCGCAAGTTTGCAAATAGATCCATCCTCTACTTCTGAGGCAGGATTTAGAATTGCTAGTGGGTCTAGAATACCCCTATCATATGGTAGGACATATACTATGGTTGCGCGGGTTAAAAATACTTCTGGTTCTAGAAAAGCACGAATAAGAATAGAATATTTTACTACTCAAAGTGGATCTACCCTATCCCAGTCAGTAACGCTAGGTCAGGTGTATGATATATCAAGTACAGAATGGACTACAATATATCATACTGAAACCCTGCCTACTGGAACATCAACGAACTACTTTGCGTCATGGGGGATAGTTACAGATACAGGCTTGGCATCAGACCTAATATTATGCGACGGAATTCAGTTTTTTGAAGGACCGCTATATGCAATGTATGATCAACAATATCAAAATGATGCAACCTTAAGATATATTAATTATCAAAAAAGTAAGCCAATTATCTTTAATGGTTCAGAGTCAGTAAGACTTAGCGGGGACGCGGTATTAGAAATATCTAATCCATATAAATTATTTATTAATGGATCAGAGAGCAAAAGTGCTTCAATAGATTTCTGGTTTACTTTAGAAAAGCCTCCGTCATATAGGCATCAGTTATTAAAAATAGGCGCATTCATAAGTTGCTACATAGAGAACGACAAACTATACATAGACTATCTTGGTAGCAGAAGTTTTGTTCAGATAAATAATTGGGACATGCAGCATTACGTTAATGTTGTTTATTCTCAAAAAACCATATTTTTATATGTAGATGAAAATTTATCGACGTTCCTGGACCTTGGATCTAATTTTCAATTTGATAGGGTTATCGAAGAAATTACCCCAACAATAGTAGTTGGGCCAGCATCTAGATCAGTCAATCTTCTTACCAACTCCTCTTTCGAGGACTCAGAATTTGGTTGGCAGGCCACGAATTCTTCTATTGAATACATTACCTCTGATTACTTTTCTGGATCTAAGTGTTTACAAATTACTAAGCAAGCAACATCTAATTCAGGAGTTCAATCAGTAGACTTTTACCCAGTAGTTCCTTATGAGTCATACTATCTTTCAGCGTATGTAAAAATACCTTCATCTAACGAGTCCTCCACTCTGAGGCTTGTGTGTGAGGAATATGATTCATACGAGTCTGAAAATTTGTTAAAATCAACTACTCAAAATATTGTTTTAAGCAATAATAATTGGCAAAGAGTTAGTTTAGAATTTACTCCAGACATATATACTTCAGTAGTTAGAGTTAAAATTATTCAGCCATCTTCTGGAACAAACGGGCAAAAATTCCTATGCGATGCGCTTCTGCTAGAAAAATCAAATTCTTTATCAACATGGTCAGAAAATCTAAATGATTCAGATCCAATTTTTATTTCAGACATAGGATTTTATTCATACGATATTGGAGATGAGAAAAGATTAGATAGATATTTTTATGGAATATCAGACAACCCAGACGAACTTGCTATAGAGTATGGGGCGGATAGATTTGATATTAATTATTCAAGTAGTCTTTCTGAATCAGAAATAAACATTCTTTCTTCTGAAAATATTTTAAATGCTACTCTAGATAATCTTGCTTATGATCAAACATCATTATTAATGTCTGCCCTATCTACAGAGTCTGTAGTTATTGGAAATGATGGCGGAGAGGCAACACTAAATAAGAATGGAATAAAGTTTTCTGATTCTGCATTTCTACCACTATCTCAGATAGGTGGGTACTTTAATCCTATATCGTCTACTATAAGATTCCAGACGACCTTTGACGATAATAGTGGAGATGGAACCGCACTATTAATAGGCGGGGTGCTGAACTGCTACGGCATTGCCTTACAAAAAAGATCTAATAAATTAAAAGTGATGCTTATAGAAGATGTGTCACAGACACCCACCGAACTACTTGAAACAGAAACGTTATCAAATGGACTTATTAATATTGCATTAAATCTAGAAAATCAAATTTTATCTGCAAAAATCGGGGAGGAAGAATTTTTATCAATAGATATACCTGTAATTACTTCTAATGCAACACTATCTATTGGTAACATTCCAGAATCATCAGATGCATATCCAGATTATATTAGAAATTTTACAATAGATGGACTAACAGACTTTGCTGACATTAATTGGATTGAAACTGGTAGATACACTCTAAGGTTAAATAATTCATTAAATATATCTCAGAAATCTACATTTAATTATTCTACCGCCGCACTTATCCCAGCAAATAACAGTATCGTTACCTTTAATACATCTGCTCAAAACAATATAAAGATAAACAACGTAAGCGTAAAAGATATAACATACATACCAGGGTTTAATTATTCTGATCCAGAGCCAATAAGCATAGAAGTTACGCTTATTAGCGAAAATTCTACTACAGATAGAAAGTCGGTAAACAACCTCTATATATCTTCATACAATTCAGAGAGCCTGGTTTCATCACTATCAAGGTTTAGTTTGGACAGCAATTCATCAGAAAATATGCCATATATCATGAATGTTATATCATCCAATGTGCTTTCTCATGATGATAATTTAGGATTAAGATTTGATAAATTAATTTCATCTGGATGCAAGGTAGTCTCCAATCAATCAAATACATATGAAGCAATAGAAATTGTTTTCAAGATCAACCTAGCACCTAATAATGGAGAAACGTATACAATATTCGACCTTGCGGGTAGTAGCGATATCAATCTTAAATATGATGATTCAGGATTAATTAAAAATGGAACCTACGATCTATATATTGATGGACAATTAGTATCTAATTTATCCGACATTGATATATTTTCTAGAGAAATCTATCACGCAATTGCTGTATTTTCTTCTTCTCTTTCTTCAGACATACACATAGGATCTAATAAAAATGTAGAAGAAAAGTTCGATGGAACTATAGGTAAATTAAATATCTATTCGGTCGCCCCAGCAGATATGACAACTTTTGTAGAAGATAAATATTTAGATTTAATTGGGAAAAACGTTAAGAGTATAAATGGTGGAACGGCATCAATAAATGATTCATCTGCCACCCAAGAGTACATAAGAGACTCCTTTGGAGAGTACTATGAAATGAAAAACTTGCCAAAGGTCAAAATAGTTTCTGAAATATAAAAAAATGAACCGATATGTGCCATATTTTCATATTTAGAAGGAAAAATGGTACTATGTGTGTATGCCAAAAGTAAAGATAGTTGAAGAAACTGACTACGGACTATACCTATGGGAAATGCCAGATGGAAGTATAGTCGCTGATGATGAAAAGAATTTTCTAAATATACCTGGAAAACGCGGTGACATGAGTAAGATTAAGATAATCACCGAAACTGTTAGATCCTTTGGTATTGAAGAGGGTAAGGCTGTATTCCTTTCTGGACACCGCAGAGTGACAGATGAAGAATATGAATATCAAAAGCAGCGCCTTGAGTGGGGATTAATCCCTGATGAACTAGATTATGGTGCCGCTAGAGATGAACTTATGAACTATAAAAAGGGACTTAGGTAATGCCAGCATCATATGTAGAAGACGATGATCCACAAGAAATCAACATAACTTCTTCCTCTGACTTTTTTAAATTTTCCTCGTCAAAAAGCGAAGGCATGGACCCATTCTTGCTTCCTGCTGAAGAACTTAAGGCATATAGAGGACTTTCTCCTAATTTTAAGAGAAAGACAACGAGAACAATACAAAAATATCATCAGGGCGTTACTGGAGTAAGATCTAAGAAGATTGAAGATCCAGACGTTACTGGATACGTTATGTTTGAGGCTGTAGAGCCTCCATACAACATGGACTATCTCGCTAAAGTTTATGAAGTTTCATCTCCCCACCATGCCGCAGTCGATGCCAAAGTTTCTAATATTGTAGGGCTTGGATACGACTTAATTGAAACTGATGAGACTAAAGACAAGATTGAAGAAATAGATGATACAGATCAAGATAAATTAAATTTTCTTAGAAGAAAAATAACTCGCGCTAAAACTCGTCTAAAGAAAGATATAGATAATTTAAATGAAGATGAGTCTTTTACAGAAACAATGAAAAAAATTCTTACTGATTATGATGCTACAGGAAATGGCTATATGGAAGTGGGTCGTAAGGTAGATGGAACTGTAGGCTACCTTGGACATATTCCTTCAGCAAATATGAGGGTAAGAAGAAATCGTGATGGATTTATCCAGATTGTAAATAATAAAATTGTCTTTTTCCGTAATTATGGAGATACATCTACCCCAGATCCATTAGGAAACGATCCTCGCCCCAACGAGGTACTTCATTTTAAGAAGTATACTCCTACAAATAATTACTATGGAGTGCCGGATATTATTCCTGCCCTGCAAGCACTAGCAGGCGACGAATTTGCGTCTAAGTTCAACCTTGACTATTTTGAGAATAAGGCGGTCCCACGCTACATTATTGTAGTTAAGGGTGCAAGACTTAGCGATGATTCACAAAGAAAACTTCTAGAGTTCTTCCAAACTGGACTTAAAGGTAAGAATCACAGATCACTTTATATTCCATTGCCAGCAGATGATGGAAACACTAAGGTAGAATTCAAAATGGAGCCAGTTGAGGCTGGTGTACAAGATTCTTCATTCAGAAACTACCGCCTTGAGAACCGTGATGAAATACTTATGGCGCACAGAGTTCCTGTGACTAAGGTGAGCATGGGTTCTGGCGTGTCTCTGGCGGCTGCAAGAGATGCAGATAAGAACTTCCGTGAACAGGTAACAAAACCCACCCAGGAATACTTTGAGAAGAAGATTAATAAAATTGTTCGTGAGTTTACAGACATGTTTTCCCTTAAATTCAATGAACTTAGTCTTACTGATGAGGATACTCAATCTAAGATTGATGAAAGATATTTGAGAATGCAAGTTATTGTTCCAAACGAAGTAAGAGCAAAGAAGGGACTCCCAGCCCTTGATGGTGGGGATACTCCAATAGTTCTTAATGCTCGCGCAGCAGCAGAACAAACTACCCAGGCTACTGGGAATAGAAGAAGAGATCAGGAGCGTCAACAAAATCAGCCCGATATTGATGGAGAGGCAAGAAATCCACAGGGCGAAGGCAGATCTGTGCAATAATTGTGCATAAAATTTTGTATTAATCTGTCTAGTTGATAGAATTTATTTGAGATGGAAATAACTAAATCTTATTGGCATAGTGACGGCGACCGTATAAGTCTGTCCGTACCGTTCTTCAAAGTAGATGAAGAGCGCAGAATTGTTTCTGGATTTGCTACATTAGACAATGTAGATCGACACAATGATATTGTTGATGCAGATGCTTCTATTAAGGCATTTGAGACATTTCGGGGCAACCTCCGCGAAATGCATCAGCCAATTGCTGTTGGCAAAGTCACAAACTTTAGAGAAGAGCAATTTTACGATAAGTCAACTGGACAATCATATCGTGGAGTGTTTGTAGATACATATGTCTCCAAGGGTGCCCAAGATACCTGGGAAAAGGTTCTTGACGGCACCCTATCTGGATTTTCTATCGGCGGAAATATTACAAAGGTAGATCAAGTTCAAAAAGGTGATGACATGGTTCGTGTCATTAAAGAGTATGACCTTGTAGAACTTTCGCTTGTAGATAGTCCAGCAAATCAACTCGCTAATGTATTTTCTATACAAAAAGTAGATGACCAACTAGTTGCTACAGGAATTGCTACAGAAATTAAAATGGATAATATTTTCTGGTGCGAGACAGATCAAATAGCAGTAGCAAAAGATTCAGACTCCTCCGCCTGCCTTGTCTGTGATTCAGACATGACAAATATTGGCTGGGTAGAGTCTAACGACGTTGCTAAGAATCAAGAAATTGGTAAAGCAATAGATCGACATATTAAAAAGCATAGTCTTTCTGGATCAACTCCAGAAGAAATGCCTGAGCCAACAATAGCAAAGCAGGCAGATAATGAAACCAATATTGAAGGAGGTGCAGTAGAGAATATGGAAATTGAAAAAAGTGAAGAAGTTACAGAGATTGAAGAAACAACTGAAGAAGTTGTAGAAAAGGGAGCCGTAGTTGCAGAGGAAGCAACAGAGGCTGTTGAGGCTGTAGCAGAAGAAACCTCTCCAGAAGAGGAAGAGGTAGAAGAAGACTTAGAAAAGGCTGCAAACTCCGATGTTGAGGTTGAAGAACCCGACTTTGTTAAAATGTTGGAAGACCTCAAGACATTCTTCGGAGAAAACATCAGCAAGAGCGCAGAAGAGACTAAGGTGACTGTTGAAGAAATCACCAAGACTATCGACGCTCAAATTACAGAATTGGCTGAGAAGCACGATTCACTCAGCAAAGCAGTTCAG